CTCGATAGTACCGCCCAACTTCGAAATAGCGGTCGAGAATTGCTCCTTGAGGGATTCCGTAAAAAAACCGGCGATGACTCCCGCGGCGGCGTTGAAATCGCTGTGATGCATTTTTTTGACCGAGCTGGGCGGGATATCGGCCAGGCGCGCGATCATATTGCCCAGAGCTTCGCTATCGACCTTGATCTGGATTTTCTTGCCCTCGGTCTGCATGACCGCCGGATAACCCGCATCCATGATGTCGGCACCGTCGGGCTCGCGAAACGTGAGCCACGTCAGCTCGCCGCCATGGGCCTGGATCGGCTTTTTCAGGGTGATTTTGGTCATTGTACAACTCCAAACCCCGCGAATAGCGAGGGCGCGGCTTTACTTGCCGCGTAAGCCAAGGGAGCGGAGGCGACCGCCCGGCGTCTGAGGGAAAACGAAGACTAATCGACGAGGATATAGCCTTCGAACTTCACCTTGCATTTGCCTTCGTCGCTGGTGACCTGGATATCGCCGGTCTGGAAACCGCTGGTCAGGATATAGGTCGTGCCGTTGCCGGCCTCGAAGGTGACGGTCGAATTGGTGATTGCGTTCAGGCTGGACGGATCGAAGCCGGGCGTCGTCGTCAGCTCCAGCTCGATGCTGCCGGCCTTCGGCTCCTCGGTGAAGTTGATCGATCCGTCCATATTGATCACCGCCTTGCGGTTGATCATCGACGGGTCGATCGTCGCCGACCCGCGATAGGACTGCTGGGCGCCGTCGATCTTGAAATATGCGACGCCACCGACTTTCGATGCGGCCATGTGGGTTGTCCTTATGAATAAGAGGTTTTAGCCACAGATTTCACAGATGAATGGTAAAACTTATGAATATTGCCTGCGGCGCTAAGAAGTTTCGGGCGCCGCAGGCAATGATCAAAGGATTTCCATCTGTGTAATCTGCGTAAATCTGTGGCTGAATTCTTAAAATCAGCCGCCGAGGTTGAGCTGGGTCTGGCTCGCCATGACGTGCAGGCCGGGGATGATGTTGGCGGGGATCAGCATGTCCAGGCGGGTCGGGTCGGTGCCGTCGATTTCGACGTCCAGGCTGGCGGAGAAGCCGGCGATATCCTGAACCCAGCCCAGGTCGATCATATTCTGGAAGCAGGCGAGGATCTCGGCGCGGGCGATCTTCGGCGTGACGATCGAGGAGGAGCCGGCGCCGAAATTCGTGCCGTCGGCCGCCAGCTTGCAGCGGGCGAACTTGGTCTGCAGGCGCTGGCGGATGAAGCGGACGAAGGCGGCGAGCGCGAACATCGTTTCGCAATCGAGATAGGACGCGTCGGGCTGGCCTTCGAGGTCGAGCTGATAGGTGGTGATGGCGCGCAGGATCGAGACGGTCCCGTCGGCGGCGTAATTGAAGGGCGCCAGGCCGTTGGTCAGCAGGGTCTGCTGGTCGGACTGAGACCAGCGGCTGGCGGGCGGGGGCGCCTTGATGCCGGCGATCGTGCCGGTCTGGAACGGCGGCGGGGCGTTGTCGGCCCGCACCGCGACCGCGGCGAAGGCTGTCATTCCGGCGGCGTGCTTCCAGATATTGGTCGGCGAGTCATACACCGGAACGACGCTCAGATGGGCATCGTTGACGGCGCCCGCGCCGGAGAAGGTGACCAGGTTGGTGAGCGCGGTGGCGCGGGTGGCGGGCGCGACTGCCCCGCGCTTGGCGCTGAACACATGGCCGAACAGCATCTGCGACCAGGACCAGCGGCCGGTCGTGTTGTTCATGAAGGCGGTCATCTCGCCCAGGTCCGTCGCACCTGTATAGGGCATCGCGATGAAATCGAACGGCATGCTGGACAAAGTGGCCAAGGCCGTCGCGAGATCCGGATCGGTCGCGCCGCTCGCCATCGGGGTGATGGTGACGGCGATGCCGGCGGGCGTCATCTCGCCGCCGGCGGCGCCCTGATAGTTCATGCGGATATCGATATCGTTGCCGAGCGTGCCCTTGTTCTTGGCGGTCAGGGTGACGGTGCCGGTCGCGGCGGTCGCGGTGACCGGCAGGTTCGGCAGGGCATTGATCGCGGCGGCGACGGCGGTGCCGAGCGCGGTGGCCGTCTGGGCCGCGGCGACGGCGACATTGACGGCGACGTCGTCGACATAGAGCGCCAAGGTGCCGGCGGCGGTGGCCGGACCGGTGAAGGCGACCGTGCCGGTGGCGGCGACCGCGCCGCCGGCATCGGCCAGCGGCAATATCCAGACCTCGCCCAGCGGATCGTTCTGGCGATATTCATACATCATCTGCGCCAGGATCGAGCCGGTGCCGCACAGCGCCTTGACGGCATCCAGTGACGGGGCGAGCTGCGGGCCGACCGGCAGCGCGTTGATCGTCTGGCCGATCAGCAGGGCGCGCAGATTGGCCCCGCCGATCCCCACCGGCTCGGCGAATTCGTTGAAGACGCCGGGAATGCGCAGGTTCGACGGGATGGTCTTGAAGGCTACGGCCATGGCGGGAGTCCTTTGCGTGTTCCCTCAGGCGGCGGGCGCACGCGTCCGCGTGCTTGCCTTACGCCGACGCTCACGCGTCGCGGCTCGGCTATTCGCCGGCTGTTTCTGAGGATCGTTGGAATGACGGAAGACGGCGCGGAGGTCGGCGCCTTGACGGAACACTAAGACGACTGCGGGGTGATCCGCATTTCGGTGAGGACGTCGCCCTGCGGACCGACGACCTTGGCGTCGATCAGGTCGAGCAGGTTCGGGATCACCGGCGGATAGACTTCCGTATATTCGTAGGTGAAGACGATCCGGGCGCGATGGTACTGGTACTGACCCTCATGCTCTTCCATCGTGGTCTTGATCGAGACGACGCGCTCGACCAGGGCGATCAGGTCAGGATTCGTCATCAGACTTTCGACGACGCTTTCGCACAGAGCGTCGCACGCATCCTCGCATGCCTCTCCGGTGTCGCCCTTGACGCCGATCTCGAAGGCGAGCGACGGCCTGCTGAGAAACGCCGGATCGGCTGTATCACCCTTATTTTCCTGATCTTCCGATGGGGTAAAGACCAGGATCGCCGGGTAATCCTCGGGCTTGATCGGCCAGGCGCGGGCGCGGAATATCTTGTTCGCCGGCACGATCGCCGCAGCCGTCAATATCTCTATCGCCTTCGCCCTGAAGGTCGAGCGCATCAAGGTCATGCCGGCACCACCAGCTGGTTGAGCGTCAAGGCCGCGCCGCCTTCCCCGTCCGGATCGATGTTCGATACCTGAAAATCGACCATGCCCTGCCCGAGACGCGACAGGTCGATGGTGACCTTGTCGCCCTGCTGCGGATCGATTCCCGCCGCCATCAGGTCGGACAGGCGAATGCCGATCACCGGCTTCACGTCGCTGATCGGCACGCCGTCGCCGCTCAATCCCTTGAGCTCATGCGCCGCCATGAACTGGACGACCTGGATGGGGATCGGCTGCACGCCGGGCGGTCGATACCAGACCGAATCGCCGAATATCCGCATGCTGGGGGCGATGACCAATCGGTCGAAATCGACGGACATCGGTCATTCCCCCCAGATGCGGCATGGACTAAAGCAGCGAAGGCGATAGCCAAGCGTCATGCGGCGCGACACGGATTAGTCGGCCGCCGCGTCCATCGTGCCCGATTGCAGGATTTCCGGACGGGTGCAGATATGCAGCGGGTAGGCCGTCATTTCCGGCTTGACCCACTCATTGCGGTCGCGGTCGAAGATCATCCGCACATATTCCGGGCGGCCGAGCTGGTTGACCCACTCGAAGCTTTCGCCGGGCGCCATGATTTCCTGGAAGATGCCGGGCGCGTAACGCGGAAACAGCTTGCACTTGTTCGATGGGATCGAAATGGTGCCGCCTCCGGTGAAGGCGCCGCCGGACCCGAAATTATAGACGCCGTTGACGGTGGAATTTGCCACGACGCTGTTCGCCAAGGTGAAGCTGACACCGGCCGAGACCGATCCCACCGTCGCGCCCGCCGGAATACCTGGCCCGCTGACCGAATCGCCGATAAGCGCCGAGACCGCGCCGACGCAGGCAATCGTGCCGGAGCTTTGCGTCGCCGAGCCGAGAAGGCCCTGCGTATCGTCGGAACCGCGATAATTGACCCAGTCGATGCCGCCCCAGTTGAACACTTCGAAGGCCAGATTCTGGCGCAGCTCCTGCGCCTGCATCCAGTTCAAATAGGTGCTGCGGACTTCCGGATTCGAGGTGACGGCGTCGAAGAAAGCATCGCCGCACAGCGCCACCGGCCGTGTCCGCCCCTCGATCCAGGCGCCCTGAGACGCCCGCTTCATATTGCGAACGATCTGGTTGCAGAGATTGCGGAACCCTATCTGGCCGCTCGAAATATAGGCGGCCGCCAGACCGACGAAGTTGAAGGTGATCTCCGGCGATGGCGTGATTTCGAATTCGTTGAACCAGTTGAACCGGGTCGAACCGTCCGCATCGAGCAAAAGGCCCTGGATCGCGGCAAGGCGATGATATTCGCGCGTATATTCCAGGTTGTTGCGGATGCCTGTTTCACCGACCAGCCGGTCGGCCACTTCGCTTTGCACCTGTTTCAGTTCGGTTTCCTCGCCGAATTCCCGAATGCCCGCGATTTCGTCCGCATAGATCGTGTCTTCCATACGGATGCGGGGCACCAGGAAGCCGCGCGCCTGGCGCTGCTGGGTCTGGCGCTGTGTTCCCGGGGCGCCGCGATCGGTGAACGGCACCAGGCGCAGCACGCCCTGCAGCTGCTCGACCATCGCCA